GGTAATACGCGAGCACGACTTTCGCCTAGTGATAACCCTAACCTTTGTCGGTTTTAATGCACAAGGATGACAATTGATAGTCAACAAAACTCAACTTGCTGAAATCATCGGACGCTCTGAAAAGTGGATTACCGATATGCAGGGCTTGCATGATTTCCCAATTGTCAAGAAAGGTCGGGGCAGATTGGGATCGCAATTCATGACAGCAGATGTCGTGGCTTGGATGGAAAAGAAAAAGGTTGAGAACCTGATCGGCAACCAAGACGCAATCGACTTGGAGGAAGCCAAGCGGAGAAAGATGGCGGCTGAGGCTGGACTTGCTGAACTTAACTTGATGAAAGAGCAAGGGGTCTTGGTTGAGATTGAAAAGGTGGCCAATGATTTTGGTGAGCAGTTGACCAACTTCAGGGCAAAGATGATTTCAATCCCAAGCAAGTGTGCAGCCCAAATCTACACGGCTGACAACACTCAGGAAATAAAGTCTATTTTAGAAGACGCAATAAACGAGGCACTCAATGAAATTAGAGGAATCGGTCAGAACAATTCAGAGGGAGAGTTTGCAGAAGGCGATTCAGAGGCAGATTTGGAAGAGACTGAAGCCACCAACGAAACTGTCGATTTCTGATTGGGCTGATCGCTATCGCAAATTAAGTCCTGAGTCCTCGGCTGAAGCTGGCACTTGGAACACCTCTCGCGCTGAATATCAACGAGGCGTGATGGACGCTCTGTCTGACCACAGCATTGAGACTGTGGTGATGATGTCATCGGCTCAGGTGGGCAAGACTGAAATCCTAAACAATGCCATTGGTTTCTTTATCTCTCAAGACCCAAGCCCCATGTTGGTGGTGCAGCCAACTCTGGACATGGCTCAGACTTGGAGCAAAGATCGATTGGCTCCCATGCTGCGAGACACTCCCATTCTGGCTGGCTTGGTCAAAGACCCAAGGTCAAGGGACTCAGGCAACACGACACTGCACAAAGTCTTTGCTGGTGGCCATGTAACTGCTTGCGGTGCAAACTCTCCATCGAGCTTGGCATCGAGGCCAGTCAGGGTGGTTTTCTGTGATGAGGTGGATCGCTACCCTGTCTCTGCTGGCACTGAGGGTGATCCAGTTTCATTGGCGAGAAAAAGGGCAACGACATTTTGGAACCGAAAAATCTTACTTGTCTCGACTCCCACTAATAAAGGAGCAAGTCGGATTGAATCGGCTTATGAGGAAAGCGATCAGAGAAGGTTTCACATTGATTGTCCAGACTGTCAACATGAGCAGACCTTGAAATGGGGTCAAGTGAAGTGGGAAACTGACAAGCCTCAGACAGCTAAATATGTTTGCGAGGAATGCGGGTCACTTTGGGACGATAACCAAAGAGCCAAGGCCATCAAGAAAGGTCGCTGGATCGCAAGCAAACCAACAGGCAAGATCGCTGGCTTTCACTTGTCTGCACTTTATAGCCCTTGGAGTCCTTTAGAGGATGGGGTCAGAGACTTCCTTGAGGCCAAGAAACAACCAGCCACTCTGAGGGTCTGGATCAATACTTATCTTGGTGAGTCTTGGGAGGAGGATGGTGAGCAAGTCGATGACTACTCATTGTCAAACAGGGCTGAGGAATGGGACACAGTGCCACAGGATGTGCTTTTATTGACTGCTGGAGTTGACGTTCAGGATGATCGACTTGAGGCTGAGGTGGTTGGCTGGGGCTTAGATGAGGAATCTTGGTCAATTGCCTATAAAACCTTTTATGGCGATCCTTCTGCCCCCCACATCTGGAAAGACCTCGATGAATTCTTGTTGCAGACTTATGAGCATGAGTCAGGCGAGGACATGATTGTCAGGGCAACTTGTGTGGACTCTGGCGGCCACAACACTCAAGCGGTATACAAATATGTCCACCCGCGAGAAGGCAAGCGCATATTTGCGATTAAGGGTGTGGGCGGTGAAGGTAAGCCAATTGTTGGCAAGCCATCAAAGAACAACATCGGCAAGATCAAACTGTTTCCCGTGGGTGTTGATACTGTCAAACTACTTTTGTTCTCTCGCTTCAAGATTCAAGAAGCTGGCGCGGGATATTGCCACTTCCCTGTTGGCAGGGAGGATGAATATTTCAAGCAACTGACTGCTGAGAAAATTGCAACCCGATATCACAAAGGTTTTGCTAGGCGTGAGTTTGTAAAGACTCGGACGCGAAACGAAGCACTCGATGTTCGGGTCTATGCAATGGCTGCCCTTTCCCTTTTAAATGTCAATCTTGCATCATTGGCAAAAAGGGCTGCACTTCGAAAACAGGCGGCTGAGGTAGTTCAAACAACCAAACCAATCAGTCGAGAAAAGCCAAATTCGTCATTTGTCAATGGTTGGCGTTAGAATCGTGTATATTTCCCAAACGGGGGGCTAATGGCTAACCTTTTTGACTCAAGCACTGCACCGATAACGGAGCCAGAAATTATTGTGATTGGCAGTTTCCAGCAATGGAAACGCACCGATCTCGGGGTTGACTACCCTCCTACACTTTACACACTCAAATACACAGCCCGAGTGCAAGGCGGTGGTGACGCTGAAATAAACATCACAGCCACAACCAGTGGCACTGACTTTTTAGCCACCATCACCAGCGCAACGAGCGCGGCTTTCCTCAAGGGTAGTTATGTCTGGCAAGCGGATATCGAGCGAAACTCTGATGCGGCTCGGGTGACTGTGGACAAGGGATATTGGGACATCGTTGCTGATCTAAACCTCACCTCTGCTGATCTGAGGACTCATGCACAAATAATGATCGGCAAGATTGAAAGTGTTTTGTCTGGTCGCGCTGACTCGGATGTTTCTAGTTACTCAATTGCTGGTCGCAGCCTTTCAAAGATGTCACTCAGAGAATTGACAGACGCTCGGGACTATTACAAACGAGAGCGACAAAAAGAAATGATTGCTGAGAATATTGCCAAGGGCAAGCCCACTGGCTCAACCATTCAGGTGAGGTTCGGATAATGGGAATACTAGACATTTTTTCCAAAAAGAAATCTCTCAAAAAGCGCAGTTATGCGGGTGCAAATGTTGGAAGATTGTTCAGTGACTTTATTCAATCGAGCAAATCTGCTGACGAAGAGATCAGGCCAGCGATCAGAATCTTGCGTGATCGCTCCAGAGATTTATCCCGAAACAATGAATATGCCAAGCGATTCATTAACCTTGCCAAAATCAATGTTGTTGGTGAGCGAGGTGTGACTGTCCAGATCAAGGCCAGAAACGACAACGGCTTAATGGACAGCATTGGCAACGACCAGATCGAGAATGCTTTTAACCAGTGGTCAAGGCTTGGTGTCTGCACTGTCGATGGCAAATATTCATGGGTTGATGCTCAAAGATTCTTTGTCGAATCTCTGGTGCGCGATGGTGAGGTTTTGTGTCGCAAGGTGCGTTATCCAAACAAGTTTGACTTTGCTCTTGAGTTTCTTGAGCCTGACTACTTAGATGAGAATTACAACGACAACCTACCAAATGGAAACCGCATTCGGATGAGTGTGGAATTGGATCAGTTTGGCAGACCAGTTGCTTATCACTTGCTCACTAGGCATCCCTTTGACGCATACAGCCAGACATTCTCTGAGCCAAGGATTAGAGTCCCTGCTGACAGGATCATCCACTGCTTTGTTGGTGAGCGAGCGCAGCAAACCCGAGGAGTGCCTTGGATGGCTCCAGTTCTAACCAGCCTCAAAATGCTTAATGGCTATAGAGAAGCTGAGTTGGTGGCGGCTCGGGTTGGTGCGTCCAAGATGGGATTTTTTACCTCTCCACAGGGGGATGGTTTCACGGCTGATGACAAGATTGACAACGTGCCAATCATGCAAGCCGATCCCGGGACTTTCCACCAATTGCCAGAGGGCGTGAACTTCCAGCAGTTTGATCCGACTCATCCGACTGGTGCATTTGCTGAGTTTGAAAAAGCTGTTTTGCGCGGTATTGCTTCAGGCTTGGGTGTCAGCTACACATCACTGGCGAACAATCTGGAAGGTGTCTCATATTCATCGATCAGGCAAGGCACTCTTGAGGACAGGGATCAGTGGAAAATGGTTCAAGACATTTTGATCCAACACTTTGTTGAGCCAATATTCCGAGAGTTCTTAATGTCTGTCATGGAGAATGGCGTGATCAACATCCCATCAACTCGGTTTGACAAGTTTGCAGATGCAGCCATCTTCAGGGCGCGGGGCTTCCAGTGGGTTGATCCACTGAAAGAAATGAATGCGGCTGTCATCGGTATGCAAAACGGCATTCTCTCGATGCAAGATGTGGCCAATCAATATGGTCGGGATGTCGAAGAAACCTTCTCGGCCATCAATGCTGAGAAAGAATTGGCTGCAATGTATGGCCTCAAGATGGCCTTTGAGCCATTTGGTGACAAGCTGCCAACTGTTGCTGAAGTGAGCGCAGATGCTTAACTTCTCAAATTCAAAAAGCATGGTTAAAATCACGAAAAATCCGAAAGGAACTATATGAGCGATGAAGAAAGAGCAATGGTCACTGTCATGGTTTCTGTTGAAACAGAAGAGCATGAATTGGCTCAAATGCCTGAAATGGCAGAAGAGCCAGAAGAGGTAGTTTCTGCTGAAACTTCAGATAGTACAATTCTCAATGGTGACATTGAGGAAGTATCCAGCATGGACTATGACGAAGAGCGCAAATCTAACTCTCGCGTGACTCGCAGTGATGCGATGGAAGCCCGAGTCGAAAGCCTCGATGCTCGCAGAGTCTCAATGTCTATTTCCTCCGAGATGCCAGTTGGCCGATCTTATGGTGAGGAAGTGCTAGACCACAACCCTGAATCAATCGACTTGAGTTTCTTGAACTCTGGTCGCGCACCACTCCTCATGGATCACGATCCTGAGCGACAAATTGGTGTTATCGAATCTGTAAGTCTCGATGGCTCGGCTCGCAAGTTGCGAGCGACAGTGCGTTTCGGTAAGAGCGCATTGGCTTCAGAGGTTTATGGAGATGTCGCGGATTTGATTCGCGGTAATGTTTCCATTGGTTACTCAATTGCCAAGATGGTGAAAGAGAACGATGGCAGAACTTATCGCGCAACAAATTGGCGGCCTGTTGAAGTCTCAATTGTTTCAATTCCAGCCGATGTGTCAGTCGGTGTGGGTCGAAGTGCGGAGATCGAGGCAACCTCTGAAGCGGTGGTGGAAACATCACAAATTACCGAAACTTTGGTTGAAGCGCAAGTCGCTGAAACCGAAACCCCAAAGGAAAGAAAAATGGAAAACTCTGTAACTGTTGCGACTGAAAGTCGCGCTTATGACGCTCCTATTCAAGCTGAAGTTGGCTTGACACAAAAGGAAGTTCGTCAGTATTCATTTGTTCGCGCAATCAATGCCATGGCTAACCCCCAAGACAAACGCGCATGGGCAAATGCTGCTTTCGAGCGTGAAGTCTCTGAGGCTGCTCAAAAGACTTATGGTCGCTCTGCTCAAGGCTTTTTCGTACCAAACGAAATCACCTATGCAAAGCGTGACTTGACTGTCGGCACAAACTCTGCTGGTGGCTTCACTGTGGCAACCGATCTGCTGGCCGCATCTTTCATCGAGATGCTCCGCAACCGATCAGTTGTTCAACGTGCTGGTGCAACAGTCTTGAATGGTCTGGTTGGTAATGTGGCAATCCCTAAGCAATCTGGCGCGGCCACTGCTTATTGGGTCGCAGAGTCAGGCGCACCTACTGAGAGCCAACAAACTCTTGCTCAAGTCACTATGTCTCCAAAGACTGTCGGTGCTTACACTGACTTCTCACGCAAGTTGATGATCCAGTCCTCGATTGACATCGAGAGCATGGTTCGCAGAGACTTGGCCACTGTGATTGCCTTGGCGATTGACACTGCTGCCCTATACGGCACTGGTGCAAACAACCAGCCCACAGGTATCAAGTTGCAATCTGGCATCAACACAAAAGACTTTGCAGCCACAAACCCAACTTTTGCTGAGTTGGTGGCGATGGAGTCTGAGTTGGCCATTGACAATGCTGACATCGGCACGATGACTTATTTGTTCAACCCTGCCCAACGTGGTGCATTGAAGACAACTGAGAAGTCATCCACATCTACTGGTCAATTCGTCTGGGAAACTGGCAACACAGTAAACGGCTATCGCACAGAAACCTCAGCCCAAGTGACTGCTGGTGATGTGTTCTTTGGCAACTTTGCTGATCTGTTGATTGGTTTCTTTAGCGGTCTTGACTTGATGGTCGATCCTTACAGCAACTCCACAAGCGGCACTATGCGCGTGGTTGCCTTGCAAGACACTGACATTGCAGTTCGCAATGCGGTTTCATTCTGCTATGGCGATGCAGACATTGCCTAATGTCTAAATGCTCCGAGGGGGAAACCTCTCGGGGCTTTTAATATGAAACTTGAATTCATAAGAAACACAATGACCAGCACTGGAAATGCCCGTATTGGGCAAGTCTTAGATTTGCCAGATCAAGAAGCTTTTGATTTGGTGAAGAATGCTCGCTGTGTTCCTTATGTATATCAAGAATTAGTGGATCGATCAATCGGTCTGTCTGAGGAAACAAAGCCAATCAAGCGTGGGAGGCCAAAGAAAAATGTTTGAGTCTGCTGCTGATCGCTTGATGTACTTGAAAGACTTTGGACTTGATGTGAAATACACAATCCAGAATGGAGTCCCAAAGACTATTCGAGGAATATTTGACAACCAGTTCATCGATGTCGAGGCTGGTGGTGATGTTGGCTTTGCTATTCAGCAACCCAGACTCATGGTTCGCACCTCTGATGTGGCCTCATGCACTGAGGGTGACGCTTTCCTGATTGATCGAGTTAGTTACAAGTCCAGAATTGTTCAGGACGATGGAACTGGCATGACGATGATTGTGTTGGAAAAGCAATGAGCCATGTAAGACAACAAATCAGGGATGCGGTTGTCACTGCCTTGACGGGTCTGACAACGACAGGCACAAGAGTTTTTAAGTCTCGGGTTTATCCATTTGAGTCTGGAAAATTGCCAGCTCTCATTGTTTACACAAAGTCAGAGACATCAACAAATGAAACCCTAACCAGACCTCGCACTCAATTGAGAGTGCTTGAGGTGATGGTTGAGTGTTATGTCATGGCAAACACTAATTTCGACAATTCAATTGACACCATTGCTGTGGAGGTAGAGGAAGCCCTTTATCAAAACATCACGCTGGGTGGCAAGGCAAAGGACATCAACACAGTCGCTTTTGAATCTGATTACTCAGGTGATGGAGAACAGGTGGTGGGTGTTGGACGTTTCACTGTTGAGGTAACTTACTCAACAAAAGAAAATGATCTTGAAGTTGCTGTTTAATGCAGCAAATTTTTTAACTTGAAAGGGGCTTAATTATGGCTACTCATACTGGTTCAGAAGGCACACTTAAAGTGGGTGCAAACACCATTGGCGAGATTCGCAGTTTCTCGATTTCCGAGTCTGCTGACACTCTTGAAGACACATCGATGGGCGATGTGGCTCGCACCTACAAACCCTCACTGACAACCTTCACTGGCTCAGTCGATGTTTTCTGGGATGAGGCTGATGTTGGTCAAATGGCACTCATAGTGGGTGCAAGCACTACATTCTCTGCTTATCCAGAGGGTGCAACTGCTGGTGACAAATATTACACAGGCTCGGCAATCGTGACTGGTCTGACTGTGAACTCATCTTTTGATGGCATGGTCGAGGCTTCAATCACATTGCAAGGCACTGGTGCATTGACTCTCAGCACTGCTACTTGATGAGTGCAATTGATCGAGCTAAAGCCCACTTCAAATCACTCCAAATTAAGGCGATTGAAGTGCCTGAATGGGGTGATGAGAATGGCCCTCTGATCGTTTACGTTGAGCCTTTCACACTGAAAGACAAAGCAAGACTTCAGGCGGTGACTCGATTGGGCAATTCTGAGGCTGACACTCTGGTTGAGTTGTTGGTGATGAAGTGCCTCGACAAAGAAGGTGGAAAGATTTTCACCATCGAAGACAAACCAGTTTTGCGAAACATGGTTGATGCTTCAATTTTGGAAAGAGTTTCAACAGAAATCATGCGAGTTGATTTCAAGGAACTCGAAAAAAACTAAGGGAGACTCCTGAACGGCAGTTCATTTTTTATCTTGCTGAGAAGCTGCACAAAACAGTTGGCGAGATCGAGGAGATGCCAGTTGAGGAGTTCCTAGAATGGCAAGTGTGGATTAAGTTTCAGTCGGAGAGAAGCAATGGCAAGTAAAGACGTAAGCATTGACATTGTTGCTCAAGACAAGACTGGCGCGGCATTCAGATCAGTCAAGGGTGGTCTGAGTGATATGTCCTCCAGTGTGGGCATGGTCACGGGCAAGATTGCTGGCCTGACTGCTGTCTTGGCGGCTATTGGTAGCGCGGCTCAGATCAAGGGCTTAATCGACTCTGCTGACAACATGGTGAAGTTGTCACAGAAGACAGGCATTGCTGTCAGCGAATTATCATCACTTGCAAACACTGCTGATCTGGCTGGTGTCTCAAACGAGCAACTAGGCTCGGCTCTAATTAAATTAAACAAGAGCATTGCTGAGGCGGCATCGGGTAGCAAAGAACAATCTGAAGCGTTCAAGAATCTGGGCATTAGTGTCAAAGATGCAAATGGCAATATCAGGCCAACTGCTGACATCCTTGGTGATGTTGCGGGAGCATTCAGTGGTGCAGCCGATGGAGCGACAAAGACCCAATATGCAATGGCTTTGTTTGGCAAGGCTGGTGCTGACCTCATTCCTTTTCTTAATACTGGCAAACAAGGCATCAAAGAATTTGGTGCAAGTTTTGGTGATGAGTTTGCAAAAAATGCTGAGGAATTTAATGACAACATTACAAAAATCAATCAGCAATTAAAACTTCTTTTAGTTGATGCCATCAATCCACTGCTTCCAGCCCTTTCTAAGATGATTGTGGAGTTTCAAGAAGGCACGAAGTATTCAAGTGGTTTTCTTGATGCGATCAGAAATTTTGGAACAATCAATCCTTTCAAAAATACTGAAGAAAATCTCAAAACTGTTAGAGAAGAGATTGACTCAAACAACGATGCCATTGAGCGTTATAAAAAAGCTAATTCCGACACTTCCTCTCTTGATAAATATAACGAGCATTTACAGAATCGCTTAAATTATTTAAAGGCAATTCAACGAAATGAAATGTTTGCCACTCCAAGGCAAGGAGAAGCAAGCGGCATGGATAGGCGATTTCTTGGAACTGATAAACGCACAACAAAAGCACTGCCAGCTTTGGGTGGAGAAAAACCCAAAAAAGAAAAGGAAGAGGTTGATAAGCAACTTCAGCAAATTCAAAATTCTTACTTGGCAGTCACAGATCAGATCATTAAATTAACAGATGGCGAGGACGCACTGAAGGTTGCTCAGTTTGCTAGAACTGGTGCATCTGAGGAGCAAATTAAAGCGTATGAGTTGTATCTTGATTTGATTAAAAACATTACTCAAGCTGATAAAGAAAAACTTGAAAATGATTTAAAGCAGCAGAAATATGATGAGCAAATAACCAAGGATGCTAAAGATCAAGCTGATGCAATCAAGAAGATTTTTGATGACACTCGCACACCTCTTGAAAACTACACTCAGAAAATCCAAAACCTTCAAGCAATTCTTGGTAAAGGTTTAATTGATCCTGACACTTTCAGTCGGGCGGTTGGCTTGGCAAACAAGGAATTGACAAGCTTCACTGAGAAGGGCAAATCTGATATTGACATTTTGACAGATGCAATCAATGGCTTTGGCAATGAGTTCACCAGCACTTTAACCACAGCTTTTATGGGTGGCAAAGTTAGTTTCAAAGACATGGTTGACTCAATCCAGCGCGACATTTTGAGAATGTTGATTAAGAAAAACATCAGTGATCCAAGTGTGAGTTTTCTGACAGATTTATTTAAAGGCTTTGGTGGCAGAGCTTTAGGTGGCCCTGTTTCATCCAACACCCCTTACATGGTCGGTGAGCGTGGCCCTGAACTCTTTGTGCCTAATGGCTCTGGCAGTATCGTGCCAAACAACAAACTCGGTGGCGGTGGTGTGACTGTCGTTCAAAACATTTCAATTGACTCGCGCTCAGATAGAGCCTCGATCATGGCTGCAATGAACCAAGCCAAAGAGCAAGCCAAAGCTGAAATTTACAGATCAATGAAATCTGGTGGAGCGTTTGCATGACAACCTTTTATTGGCCTAGTGTCAAAACACCTCAGTCAGCTCTTTGGGAGTTAAGGTCAAACACACAGATTTTCACCTCTCCTTTGAGTGGTCAGTCTCAGACAGTTGAGTTGACTGGTGCAAAGTGGTTTTGCTCAGTGGCTTGGAATAATTTGTCTCGCGCTGAGATGGCTCCGATTCAGGCATTGTTTTACAAAATGAGGGGCATGGCAAACACAGTCTATTTGCCTCGATTTGGTGAGACTGCTCCAATCGGAACTGTCTCTGGATCAATCACTGTGACCTCCTCCACAGGATCGACTGCGACTCTTTCCTCATCAAGTCTGTCAATTGGCGATTTTGTTCAGTTTGCAAATTACGAGGTCAAGATGATTGTTGGCAAGGCCAGCAATGTTTTTACTATTGAGCCACCTTTCAGAACTCTGCCAAGTGCCTCAACCTCGGTGACTTACAACAGCCCCTCTGCGATCATGCGACTTGATGGAAGCTCTGTCTCGATCAATAAGACCCTAGAAGGGGTCTATTCGGTCACTGCTGGCTTTTTGGAGGCGATATGACACGAAGCCTCGCGGGTGCGATTACATCGGCTATCACAAACAGCAATCTGACTGTTTGCTTTTTGGTGGATTTAGACTTTTCGTCTGGCCACATTTATTACACCAATGGCGGCAAGGCAATTGTCTATGGTGGCAACACTTACTTGGCAGTCGGTGGACTTGGTGGCATCAACACAATTTCTGAGACATCAAACCTAGAGTCCAAGGGTCTGAGCCTAACTTTATCTGGAATCGATCCTAATCACATTGCAATCGCTCTGGGTGAGAATTATCAAGGTCGCTCTGCAAAGATTTATTTTGCTTTGCTCGATAGCAATCACGAATTAGTGTCTGCTCACCTGATGTTTACTGGTCGCATGGACGTGATGTCAATCAACCTTGGTGAGACTGCAACAATCTCTCTGTCTATTGAACATCAATTGATTGACGCTGGAAGGCCAAAGATCAGGCGATTCACTTATGAGGAGCAAAAGATCAGAGATGCCACTGACGAAGGGCTGCAATATGTTGTGGCCATCGAGAATCTCGATATAAATTGGGGTCGCACTGATCCGACTGGAGCCAATGGGGGTGGCGGTGGCAATCCCAATGTCGGTGGCGATACTGCTGGAGTCATGCTCAGATGAGAAAAGAAAACTGGCCTCGATTGCTTGAGGACTACATCATTGAGAAAAAAGATATCCCTTTTGATTGGGGAACAAATGATTGTTGGCAGTTCTCTATTCACGCAGTCAATGTGATTTCAGACAAAGACTTGACGACTCTCTTTGAATACCAAACAGCCAGAAAAGCGGCTGAGTTGATGAATGAGCATGGCGGCATGATTGGCGCGGCTGACAAATACTTTGGCGAGTCCAAGTCAATCCTCTTGGCTCAAAGGGGTGATGTGGTTTGTTTAACAAATGATGGCCGCGAATTGCTTGGAATTTGTGTCGGAGAGTTGTCGGCTTTTGTGGCTGAGTCTGGGGTGATCATGCAACCCACTTTAAATTGTGAAAAGGCTTGGAGTATTTAAATGCCTGAATTAGTTGTCTATCTAGGGGCTGAGTGGTTAGCGGCTCAAGTAACAAGTACATTCATTATTGGCCTTGCCAATAGTGGAATCTCTGTGACTTTTTTGAGGGCTGCAATATATGCTGGCTCTTTTATTGTTACGACAAAAGTGGCTCAAAACATTGGTTTGATTGGTGGCAGCACTGCCAATGAACTAAAGGGTCAGACAATCAATGTCAGATCATCTACAGCCCCAAGGCAACTGATATATGGTCAAAGCCTAGTGGGTGGCGTGATGTTCTACGCTGCCACCACAGGAAATACAAACGAATATTTGCACACTGTTTTTGGATTAGCAGATCACCAAATCCACTCAATTGAAAAAGTCTATTTTGGGGATGAAGACCTTGGAACTGTCTCTGGCAGTGTCTCCTCTGGTCGCTATTCAGGCAAGGCAAGAATTCAAAACTCTTTGACTGGTGGCACTGCTTATGCTGATCTTGTCACTGAGACTGCTGGCATCACAAACAAATGGACATCGAGTCACAAACTGACTGGAATTTCCTCAGTTTATGTGCGGATGCAGTATGACACCTCGATATTCACAAGCATTCCAACAGTCAGGGCTTTGGTTAAGGGTAAGTTAGTTTATGACCCAAGAACGACAACAACGGCTTGGTCTGACAACCCTGCCCTTTGTATCCGCGATTACATCATGTCCGACTATGGGATGCGGGTCACATCGGATGAGATCGACTCAGCCTCATTCATTGCTGCTGCAAATATCTGTGATGAGACAGTCACTGCCAAAACTGCTGTCACTCAGAAACGCTACACATTAAATGGTGTGGTTGACACTTCAAAGAGTCCTCGGGAAGTCTTGCAAGATATGCTCTCGACTTGCGCGGGAATGCTTATTTATTCCTCTGGCAAATATAAATTAGTCGTGGGTGCATTTTCAAATTCTGTCCAGACAATAACTGTGGATGATTTGCGAGGCGATGTCCAGTTGTCATGCGCTAATGAAAAAGCCAATCTTTTCAACCGAGTGATTGGTGTGTTTGCTGACGCAGACAAACTTTATTCAGCGACAGAATATCCAGCCATTGCCTCAAACGCTTACAAGGCTGAGGATGGCGGTGAAGAGTTAACTGCTCAACTCGATCTAAACTTCACCACAAATATATTGGAAGCTGAGAGACTTGCAAAGATCAATCTCTTAAAGTCTAGGCAAGGCATTGTCGTCAATATTTCATGCAAGCCAACTTGTTTAAACATTACTGCTGGCGATGTTGTTGCCTTGACCATTGCTCAATTGGGATGGTCTGGTAAATATTTCAGGGTGATGGAGTGGAAGCTGAATGAGGACATCGGAGTTGATCTGGTTCTTAAAGAGGAAGACTCAACTGCTTATGACTGGTTGACCTCTGACGCTATCGATGGCGCACCAAACACAAGCCTGACGCTGATTCAAACTCAGATCGCACCGACTGGATTAACTGCGACAAATCAGAACATTACTTTTCCAGATGGAACAATATTGCCAGCAGTCCATGTGACTTGGACAGCGGTTGCATCGGCTTATGTGACAGGATATGAGTTGCAATTCAAACTCAGCACTGACACTGTTTGGCAGTCAATTTTTACCTCTCAAAATGTTTATGACTATGCTGGTCAACAAGAGGTTGCGCTTGTTTATAACCTCCGAGTGAGAGCAATTTTCTCTGACAAAGAAGGCCCATTCTCATCAAATATCAATCACACATTGTCTGGTGATACGACTGCCCCTGCTGCTCCGACAAGTTTGACTGCTGTTGGTTCTTTTAAAACCATTCAGTTGTCTTGGACAAATCCATCTGCTGCTGACTGGTTTTATAACGAGATTTGGGAAAACACCTCAAACAATTCAGCGACTGCCACAAAAATTGGTGAGGTTTCTAGTTCTACAATTGCTCGATCTGGTTTGACTGATTCGACAACCAAATATTATTGGCTGAAGGCCGTTGATTTTTCTCGCAATGTTTCTGGCTTTTCAAGTGTGGCAAGTGCAACCACCGATTCTGCTGGTGCAAGTGGTGACTCAATTGATATTGTTTTTAAGCGGTCAGCAAGTCAACCAACAATTCCAAGCCCATCGATTGGAACTCCTAGTGGTTGGTATTCAGATGTCGGCACTGTCCCTGCATCGTCTGACCCAATTTGGTCATCGGTAGGAACAAACTCTGGATCAGGTACAAACTACACTTGGCAGACACCTCTCCAGATTGAGGGTCAAAATGGTGCAAACGGAAATGACGGATTATCGGTTGCTGAAGTTTCAGTGTTTTTAAGATCAGCAAGCGCACCAGCAACACCTAGTGGTGGCAGTTTTAACTTTACAACCAACACATTGACTGCACCAGCATCTTGGTCGATTAGTGTTCCTGTTGGAACAAATCCTGTTTATATTTCAAGGGCTGTTGCATCAGTTTCTGGAACCACAGGGACTGATTCATCCCTCACTTGGTCAACTCCAACAATTAGTTTTGAAAATGGTGCTAACGGCACTAACGGCACTAACGGCACTAACGGCACTAACGGCACGAATGGGGCAAGCGGTGATTCGGTTGACATTGTTTTCAAAAGGTCAGCAAGTCAACCAACAATTCCAAGCCCATCAGTTGGAACCCCTGCTGGCTGGTATACAGATGTCAACTCTGTCCCTGCATCTTCTGATTCTTTGTGGTCTTCTGTTGGCACAAACACTGGCACAGGTACAAATTACACTTGGCAAACTCCAATTTTAGTTGAGGGTCAAGATGGCACAAATGGCACAAATGGCACAAATGGCACAAATGGCACAAATGGCACAGATGGATTGTCTGTAGCTGAAGTTTCAGTTTTTTTAAGATCAGCGAGCGCACCAGCAACACCTACTGGCGGCAGCTTTAACTTTACAACAAACACACTGACATCACCATCAAGTTGGTCGGCTAGTGTGCCTTCTGGAACAGACCCTGTTTATATTTCAAGGGCTGTTGCATCAGTTTCTGGAACGACAGGCACTGACACAACACTCACTTGGTCAAGCCCAACGATTAGTTTTCAAAATGGTGCTGTTGGTGCAAGTGGCGACTCTGTAGATATTGTTTTTAAAAGGTCAGCAAGTCAACCAGCAACTCCTAGTGCATCTGCTGGAACCCCTGCTGGTTGGTATTCTGACGTCAACTCTGTGCCAGCATCTGCTGATCCTTTGTGGTCTGCTGTTGGCACAAACACTGGCACAGGCACAAACTACACTTGGCAAACTCCGATTTTAGTAGAAGGTCAAGATGGCACAGATGGATTGTCTGTGGCTGAAGTTTCAGTTTTTTTAAGATCAGCATCTGCTCCAGCCACTCCGACTGGTGGCAGTTTTGACTTCTCCACTAACATACTGACTCCACCATCTACATGGTCGGCCACTGTCCCTTCTGGAACTGATCCAGTTTATATTTCTCGATCTGTTGCATCGATCTCTGGCACTACTGGCACAGACACAACTCTCACTTGGTCAAGTCCAGTTATTAGTTTTCAGAATGGTGGAACTGGAGCAACTGGATTAGCATCGATCACTGCTTATTTGCAACAAAGTCAGTCATTGGCAGCCCCAGCATTTACAACCCCAACCAGTGCTTCTGCTGCTCCAAGCGGTTGGTCATTGATTGCTCCAGTTGTTAGTGTTGGACAGGTGCTTTGGTATATCCAAGGCAAATACAATAGTTCTGCAATAACAATTGATGGAGTCGCTGCAAACACAACTGCTTGGACAGGGCCAGTTGCAGCAAGCATATTTCAAGACATTCGTTCTGACAATTGGAATGGAAGCACTCCTCCCACATATGGAAATACAGGCACATATGGAACTGCTGGTTATTACATAAGCAGAACAACTGGCAACTGCTTTTTTAATAATGGTATTTTTAGAGGCGATATAACTGGAGCAAGTGGTTCTTTTTCTGGTTCATTAAGTGGTGCAACTGGAACTTTTGCGGGTTCATTATCAGCGGCAACAGGAACATTTAGTGGTTCTCTTAGCGCAGCGACAGGAACTTTTGGTGGTTCGTTATCAGCGGCAACAGGAACATTTAGTGGTTCACTTTCTGCGGCTTCAGGATCATTTAATGGTGATTTAATTACTACAGGCCAACTGTCTTTAACCGGAACTGGCAATGTCATTGGCGGCTATTCTGTTAGCCAGTACATTTATAGTTCTGCAAGCTATGCCTGTATTTATGCAAACAACACTGCTAATGCGTCTGTAGCTACTTTTTACACAGGTAACGCTAGAACAATTTACGCACAGAACACAAGTACCTTTAGTGCTACTGCTGCAATTGTTGGGGACAACTTGGGCAATGGCCCGGGCATACAAGCAACAGGCAGCACAGGAACGGCCCTTATTGCTTACGCTTCATCAGGCAATGCAATAAATTGTCAGGGTACTTTGCAAATTACTTCTAACGCACAAGTTACAAATTTAAACGCTAACTTTTTGCAGGGAAACGCAGCAAGTGCTTTTATGTTGACCGGAAGCACTGCAAGTGATTCAAATGCCTTGGGAGGTTATAGCCCAGCATCTTGGGCTAGGATTTTTGCAACCAATTCAGGAACTGCAAATGCTGGTGGGTCGGGCTTGAATATCTTAGGCGGTACATCCACAGGAATTGTTGGTGCTTATGTTGGAACATCAGGCACAGGAAATATTGTAACTATTGAAGTTCAAACATCTAGTCCATCTGATATACGTTTAAAAGAAGAAATAGCCGATTCCGATTTAGGCTTGGCATTTGTCAACCAACTACGTCCTGTTTCTTACAAACTCAAAGCAGACCCTAAGCATCAAAAAGGCTATGGATTTATTGCTGACGAAGTTGCAGAGATTATCGACTTGGGTTCATCGCTTGTATATCACGAACCAAATTGGAAAGTAGGCGATGAGAAAGGGTTTAAAACGATTCACTACCCATCTTATATCGCTGTACTGACAAAAGCGATTCAAGAGTTATCAGAAAAAGTTGAATCATTAGAAGCAAAGTTGAAAGGTTAAAAATGTCACGCGAAATAACAATCCCTGCACAGACAATTAAGCAAGAAATTCAATCCTTAAAAGAATCACCCGATGATAAAGAAGTAATTGTCATCGTGGGCATAACGGATGATATGGGCAAGTTTATTGTCCCTCAACAATTCAAATCTTTTTCTATCAATGGGGAAATGTATATCGAATTAAACTCAGCAAACCCCTCTTGGCATCCAGAAAAGCCAGAAGGTACTTTTTTTAATGAAGACTTGTGGCATTTCATCGATCTATTGCAAAATTGATTAAGTTTATTTATTGATTTAAAATCAAGTAGTCTTGTACAAAACCCAATGGTAACAATTGAAAGGAACCAAAAATGGCCTCTCTAATTTATAACTCTGCCTTGAATGACATGGCAACTGGTGCGATTGATTTCGACACCAACTCCTTTAAAATCATCCTTGTGACATCGAGTTACACCCCAAACAAAGACACGCACACAAAGCGTTCTGACGTTACCAATGAGATCAGTGGCACTGGCTACACTGCTGGAGGTGCTGCCTCTGCGGTGACAGTAACCAATGACACTGCCAATGATCGCATCGACATCAACTTTGCTGACATTTCTTTTGCAAGTGCATCTTTGACTGCTGCTGCTGCTGTGATCTACAAGACCACTGGCACTGCTGCAACTGACAATCTGGTTGCATACCTAGATTTTGCTGGCAATGTGACCTCGACAAACGGCACATTTACTGTTGACATTACTTCACCTCTGCGAATCCAAAACTAAGGCAAAAGCCGTGAAAGGTAATCATGGCTTTAGTCTTATCAGATCGGGTCAAAGAGACATCTACAACCACTGGAGCCAGTGACTTTGCTCTGGGTGGTGCGGTAACAGGCTTTCAGACATTCTCGGCTGGCGTAGGAAATAGCAACACAACTTATTACGCAGTCTCGCTTGGTGCAGATTTTGAAGTTGGACTCGGCACACTGTCGGGTGATGGTCTAACGCTTGCTCGAACTACTGTTTTGCAATCAAGCAATTCAGACAACAAAGTTTCTTTTGCGGCTGGATCAAAAGAGGTCTTTGTCACTTACGCTGCTGACAAATCTGTTTTTATAGATGCTTCTGGCAATGCCAATCTTGATCTTAATAAAATTCAAGATGTCCAGATTACATCAGTTGCTGACAATCAAATCCTAAGATATGAATCAGCAACAAGCCTTTGGAAAAATAAATCATTGCAAACATATTTGACAGTCATTGATCGCTCTGCATCGACTGTTCATATTGCAATTTCAAATGGTTATCTGCCAATTCTAAATCGCTCTGGCACAACAATTCAAATCACAATTGCGTGAGGTAAAAAATGACTGCTCGATATCCTTTAGTCATCAATGGAACTCAAGTTCAAGAGTTGCAATCTGGTGACATATTAACTGGTCAAGCGGCCTCCGGTGCTAACTCCGACATCACATCTTTGTCTGGATTAACAACTGCATTGAGTGTGCCTCAAGGTGGCTCTGGTGTTGCTACTTTGACAGGTATTGTCAAGGGTAATGGGACTTTGGCATTCAGCGCGGCAACGGCTGGCACTGATTATGTTGCCCCAAGTGGTGCGTTAGGAACACCCTCCTCTGGTACTTTGACAAACGCAACGGGCTTACCTCTCACAACAGGCATCACAGGTATCCTTCCAATTGCCAATGGCGGGACAAACGCAACAAGTGCTGCTAATGCGCTGACCTCATTGGGTGCTTACCCTGCAACAAATCCAAGCGGCTTTACAAGCAATACAGGCACAGTCACATCGGTTGCTTTATCAGTACCTTCATTGCTATCTATCTCGGGAAGTCCGATAACAAGTTCGGGGACGTTTGCCATAACTTACAGTGGCACTGCGTTACCTTTGGCAAATGGTGGAACTGGCCAGACAACTGCTAATGCGGCATTTAATGCAATTGCTCCATCACAGTCAGGTAATTCTGGTAAATATTTGACCAGTGATGGCACTGATACCTCATGGGCTGTAAATCCTTTAGGCACTGTCACAAGTGTGGCTGGCATAGGTACAGTCAACGGTTTAACATTATCAGGAACTGTAACCTCAACTGGAAACCTCACCCTTGGTGGAACACTTGCTGTATCGGCATCTGATTTTTCATCACAATCAGCAAATTACATCCTTGCAGCACCAAGTGGAAGTGCTGGCATACCTACTTTTAGAGGCATTGTTGCGGCTGACATTCCACTACTAAATCAAAACACAACAGGCACTGCGTCAGGCTTATCAGCAACCCTTTCTGTGGCTTCAGGGGGTACTGGTGCAACGACAACAGGACAAGCATTAACCAACCTCGGGGCATATGCCTCATCCAATCCAAGTGGCTACACAACAAACACAGGTACTGTCACAAGTGTTGGAGGGACAGGAACAGTCAGCGGCTTAACACTAACTGGTTCGGTATCAACAACGGGAAATCTTACATTGGGAGGCACATTAGCTGTTGCCAATGCAAGCACAACTGCAACCGACTTAAATACTGCCTCGACCATTGTTGCTCGGGATGGCTCTGGTAACTTTTTTGCTGGAACCATTACAGCAGCTTTGACTGGCAATGCAACAACTGCAACGACTGCTGGAACAATTACAAGTCAAGCAAATAGCGCAACGATTGCGGCTGCAACTACAAACACGGCTTCAACAATTGTTCTGCGTGATGGTTCAGGGAATTTTTC